GCAAAGTCCATAAGATTGAGTCAAGCGGCTTACTCACGTTGCTTGCTGATCATCCAAACAATATGACAAACAACGCTTTTACCACTCCGCCGAGTGCGATGGATGCTAAATACATCATATCAGAAGATCCGATTGCTAACTATCGGAACTACTACAAGTATGGCAAGGCACATTTGCACAAGTGGAAAAAGCGCAATGCGCCAGAGTGGTTGAAGGAGGCATAATGCCAACATATTCGTTTCGTGATAAGAATACGGGAGATACATTCGACGCCTTTATGTCTATCTCCGAACTTGACAAGTTTATGGAAGAGAATCCAAATCTTGAAAAGTTACTATCTGCACCACACTTTCTCGGTGCTAATATGAATGGTGGTCTCAAGAATAACAAAGCATATGACCCAAAGGAAAATGTATAATGCCTAACTATACGTGGATGAACAAAGAGACTGGTGAAGAATTTACTAACACCATGACCATTGCAGAACGTGATGAATACGAAAAGAACAACCCACAGTTGCAGCAAGTCATTCGCAACTTCACAATGGTTGATCCTGTCAATATCGGTGTAACCAAACCCCCAGCCGACTTCCAAAAGTATGTATTAGGTCGTATCAAGAGTGCTGTGCCTGAGGCTTCGGCCGTCGCAAGTAAGCGTTGGGATATCCCTAAGGAGATTTAACCTGACAGACCAGACACCTTCAAAAAAGTTTAGAGGTCGAGCCCGTAAAAAGGCTGCGACCTCTTTTTGTTATGATGATGTGCCTAACGATAAAAACAAAGGCAAATATATGTCACGCAAGAGTAGAAGAAATAATAACCAGCCTAATGAGAACCATGCCGAAAAGAACCACTTTGAACTACGCCACATTCGTCCGCTAACAGTAAATCAGCAAAGAGTGTGGGATGCTTATTATGCCGGCGCTAATCTCATGCTACATGGTTATGCAGGAACTGGTAAAACATTCCTGTCATCTTATTTGGCAATCAATGACGTTTTAACATCCGACATATATAAAAAGGTTGTTATCATCCGCTCCGTAGTACCATCCAGAGACATGGGCTTCCTACCAGGTACCGAGAAACAAAAAGCGGAAGTATATGAACAACCCTATCAAGAGATTTGTGACGATCTATTTGGTCGTGGTGATGGATATCGCATATTGAAGATAAAGGGTCTAGTCGAATTTACTACCACATCCTTCTTACGTGGTACTACTTTTAACGACTCAATTATCATTGTTGACGAGTGCGAGAATATGACGTTTTCAGAGATCGATACAGTTATGACCAGAATTGGTAACAACTCTCGTATCATCTTCTCTGGTGACTACAGACAGACAGACTTGCATAAGCCACACGACAAGACTGGCATTAAAGAGTTGATGGCTGTTACTCGCCGTATGGATTCATTCGATCATATTGAGTTTGGCATTGAGGACATTGTAAGAAGCGGTGTCGTTAAAGAATATATCATTCAAAAAACTGAAATGGGGCTATGACTAAATAGATAGAATAAAGGAGTAGACTTATGGCTCAGTTTCGAATAGACTCACATCAATACCTACCACAAGAGAAAACCCTCTTTGAAGTAGTAATGCTAGCCGACCAGTATGGTAATCAGGTTGGTCCAGCTAATCCTACGGGTATGGCTGTTGATGCTTTCGGCCGAGCCAGAATGTCTACTCCTCTCACTCTATTTGATTCCAGCCATCGCTTCAAAGATAATGGACTCTGGAACACAGCAAACACCTCTGGCAATTCTACGTTCGCCTTCTCTACCACAGAGGGTCTAATTAATATGAACGTCACAACGGCTGCCAATGCCGAGGTCGTTAGAGAGACAACTAAAGTATTCTCATATCAGCCAGGCAAATCACTACAGATCCTAACCACATTTGTTATGAATACAGCCAAGCCCAATCTTAGACAGAGAGTTGGTTACTACGGCACTGATAATGGTATCTATCTTGAACTTGATGGATCTACACTTTCATTTGTTCAAAGATCAAACACCACTGGCACAATCACAGAAACAAGAGTAAATCAAGCCGACTGGAATATGGACACATTGCTTGGTCCTGTTGCTTCAAGCCCATCAGGTATCACACTAGACATTTCAAAAGCACAGATTTTGTTTATTGACGTTGAGTGGCTAGGTCTTGGTACAGTTAGATGTGGTTTCGTTATTGATGGTCAGTTAATTCATTGTCATTCGTTTCATCATGCCAATCTAATCACATCAACATATATGACCACAGCGTCACTGCCATTGCGTCAAGAAATCAAGAATAAAGCCGTCACAGCAAACAATAGCACTATGAAGCAAGTCTGTTCTTCTGTTATTTCAGAAGGTGGTTATGAGTTGCGAGGTTCACAGCAAGGTGTTGGTACAGTTATCACGGCACCAAAAGCATTAGCTACAAAAGGTGTATTCTATCCAGTTGTTTCAATAAGACTGAAATCAACAGCATTAGATGCCATCGTTATTATGACCGCACTATCTATTTTAGGTCGTGGTAATGGTGTAGATTTCAACTGGCAAGTCATAACTGGTGGAACAGTTACAACGGCATCATGGACTCCAGCAAGCGCCGATTCAGCCGTTGAATATACAATAGATGGCACCGCTATTACAGGCGGTAGAGTTATGGCTTCTGGATTCGTCAATTCATCCACACAGGCATCACCTTCTATTGACGTTCTCAAAGAGGCTCTATTCAAGTTCCAGTTGGAAAGAAACTCATTCACAGGAGTGGCAACACCACTCACATTAGCCATAGCAGCAGGCACAGATACAAGCACCTGTTTCGGCTCAATGGACTGGGAAGAAATCACAAGATAGTTGACTTTCTAAAATAGATACTATATAATAAGACTATATCATGGAGGTATAATATGTCAGGAACTGTTGAAAACAGTATTAACGTCTTGGTGTCGGAACTCAAAAACAACCGTAAAGTGGATAAGGATGAAGCCCTTGACTACGTTGGTTATGTGTTCCGACTAATCTCTCAAAACAATATTCCGTTAGATCAGCGACATGGTGCATCCATGACAGTTGACGCATGTGTTAAGAATGTTCGTGGTAATGATTTCCGTCGTGCAGAAGGTTTCTTCGGCAACTGGGCAGCCCAGTTAGACGAGAAAGGTGAGGTCTCTGAATATGATGACCACTATTCTGGCTGTTGAAAACTTTTAGACATATCTATAACGATCCTGTTCTTGTAAATCTGAAAAGAGAAGAATATAATGGCAAGCGATTTTACATCTCGCCAAAGGGTACTAAACTCCCCTCGGTTACGACTTTTCTATCTCACTTCAAAGGCGACTCTATTGCGAAATGGAGAAAAAAAGTCGGCGAAGAAGAAGCGAACAAAATCTCGGCACGAGCAAGCCGCCGAGGTACAAAATTCCATTCTCTTATGGAATCTTATATCTCTAATCAGGAAGGATTCCTCGATGACAAAGTGATGCCTGATATGAAGCACGCCTTTAATCAGTTTCTTCCCATTCTAGATAGAGTTGATAATGTTCACTACTTGGAAACTATGCTTTATAGCGAAATTCTTGGTCTTGCTGGTCAGGTGGATTGTATTGCCGAGTATGATGGCATCCCTTCTATTATTGACTTTAAAACATCTTTAAAGCCTAAGAAAGAGGAATGGATTCTAAACTACTTTGAACAATGTACCTGTTATTCTTTGATGTATGAGGAGATGACAGGCATTAAAGCAAAACAGATTGTGGTTATGATCGCCGTTGATCACCACGAACCACAAGTGTTTGTCCGTAACCGTAAAGATTATATACCAGAGTTGGCTCGAAAGGTAAGGCAGTTTAGAGATGAGACAGGACTATGAAATCTCTCCATATTGGAAACGTTGCAGGTCAAGTCAATCTCAAAGGTAAGAAGTATAAACTCTTATCATGTAAGTGCTGTGTGGTTCAAGACCTTCGTGGTAAAGAAAGAACCAAAGAAGCAAAGAAAGAAATAGGAGAATACAAATGAAGAAAGTTTATCTTGCAGTCGCATTGGTGTTTCTTAGTCTTGGGTTATCAGGTTGCGTCGTCGGGACGGTCGGTAAATGCCTTCTCCTCGACAATACCTCGAAACCTTGTCATTAAAGAACCACCAACTCCTTGGATAGAGGAGTTTGAAAACCAGATTGACGCTGAATGATTATTACCCGTGATATTATCCGTGATGATGCTACATTCAACGGCTATTCTAAACAAGACTTATGTGAGTTTATCAACTATTGGAAGATCAATCTTATAGACCGTGGTGCGAAACCTGGTGATAAGATTGGTCTTTTGTTTGATAATACACAGATACATTACTATGCTCTAATCTTTGCTGGATTTGAATTGGGTATGCGTGTTGTTACATTGCACCGACCTGATAATGAGAAGCAATGCCAATCACCAAAGAGCAATGCTCACCTTCCACTGGACTACTTTGTTTATCTGAAACAATACCTTACTGCAACTGATACAAGTATGGGTGTTGTGCATTTCAGAAAGAACGCCAAGCAATGTATCAGCTATGGTCCTCTGGAATGGAAGATCATGAGTGATACTTTCAGAACAAAAGAAGAAACACCAATACATGCCACACCTGATACTGTGGCCTTTTGTTGCACCAGTAGCGGTACGACTGGTGATCCTAAGCTAATAGGATACACACACGAGTTTCTATATAAACTTTGTCAGTATAATCGGAGTGCCCTCGGTTACGATAGAGACGACAAGATGGTTCATCTATCAAGCCTCAATCATGGTGGTGTTATCTCTCTGTTACTGCCTGCTCTAATGACATGTAAAGAGCATTACTTTAAGGTATTCTCACACGGTCGTGATCCTGTTGATACGCTTGTTGATGACTGTATAGACAAAGGCATAACCAAGGTATTCTTTTCTAATGGCGGTGAGGTCAACTGTTTCTTAGGTTCATTGAACTGTCGCAATAAGAACCTACCTGATGCTTCTCTCTATCTACTATCATTCATATCACCAAAGTGGAAGCCGATAGTTAAAACTGGCCGTGTAAAGGATATTGTCAGCGTGTTTGGCTGCTCCGAGATATGTGGCCCAGTATTCTTACCTCGTTTGGATATACACAATGTAGATACATTTGAGCCAACATACTTGGGGCGCCCAACCACTGGCTTCTATGATACCCGAATAGTTGGTGATAGAATACACACGGTTGTGAATGATAAAGAGTTTGTCTTTGATGATATTGTCCGTGAGGATGATGGTGTTCATTTCATATCTAAGACCAGACTATGCAAGATCAATGACATTGATATCAACCCACTGGATATCATATCCATATTGGAAGAGTTTGCCACAAGATATGTGTTCGAGGTCTATGTGGATGAGGTCTACAACGAACTATACATCATAACAAGTAAGGAGGACCTCGTGATTGATAAGGTGGAAAAGTTCTACTTCGGTAATGTTCCTGTCAAGATGATATATTACCCAAGTTTGCATTACACACGGGTCAACCACAAGGCGGACAGTGAGAAGTTAAAGGCTATTGTTGAGAAGCAAAGGAAGATTGACAAATGAAACGGCTTGTAGTATTATTGACAATGATGAGTGGAACAGCTATGGCATCGGATGACATATCATGCGAAAAGAAAGTTAGTGATAGCCATATCATCCACTGTAAGGCAAAGAAGGTGATGGATGTTTCGCTGGTTAACATTAATGGTGGTGAGTGTGTCGCTCCTGCATTTCACTGGCATGGTTCAGGTGGCTTCTCAATTCCCGGAACTAAAGAGTGCCACTATGTCAGTGCCGTTACCTTATCGATAGACGGACATAATAAGACTTTTGCTCCACTTTAGTCTTGACTTTTCAAATCAGATATGATATAAATACTATGCTTAGGTCGTTGAGAGACGAAACATAGGTTTCTTGGACGTGGGGGCAGTTCCCACCGCCTCCACCATAGATACACAGCCCAATGCTCCGGGACGTCATCCGGAGGGAGACAGACAACGGAGGGGTTTCGCAAATCCATGTGTCTGTAGAAAAGGGAAGCGACTGTGTATCTTTGATGGGGGCGATTCAGGTTCGACAGGATTCAATAAGGTCGTAAGGAGACCGAAAGCAAATCGTAAAGGCAAACGACAACAACGCCTATGAGGCTTTCGCTCTAGCAGCGTAATCCTTTGGGTATGGGCTCCACCTCGAAACAGAACGGGCCCACTTCACGAAAGGATTTATTATGAGTGAGAAAGACAAATACACTGGTATGCGAGAGTTCAACTTTGCTCTAAGCACCAACGTCTATATCTGTGCCTTTGCTGGCATCTTTCTTGGTGCTATTCTCGGCTACTGGGCAACTGGTTCGATTGAGATCACCATCGCCTCTGCCGTCACAATCTCCCTTCTCTCTGGCATTTTTGGAATGTTTGTATGAACGCCGAAGATATCCAAAAGTTTAGTATGGCCATCGAGGAGATGGTCTACATGAAAGACATTCCTTACATTGATGCAGTTGTCATGTATTGTGAAGAAACGGGTTTTGAGTTAGAGGTAGCCGCTAAACTTATCTCTGGCGTCCTCAAATCCAAGATCAAATTAGAAGCCGAAGACCTCCACTACCTCAAAAAGTCAAACACCTCCCAACTCCCTCTATAATATGGTGATATGATGTTTAGTGAATATGAAGTATATGATATTGAAAAAGCAAAGAGCAATATCAGAACTCTAATCAGAAACCGTAACCTTTTGTGGAATGGTATCACTCGCAATGTTGTGATTGCTGGTGGTTTCTTTACCAGTGTCCTACAGAACAAACCTTTCAAGGACATTGATATCTTTGTATTGAATAATGATACTGCTGTTTATAACGAGTTGACCGGTGGTTTTCACAATGCCTCGGCGCCGACGCAGGTCAATGTGACCGAACATGGTATAATGCGCCGTTCTGAAATGATGTCGTATATGCACAATACAAACATTCTTGATGTTATCAATAATACTAAAACACAGGCACAGTATATTCTCACCAAGTATCAGACCCGTGAGGAACTAATCGCTCACTTTGATTATAAGCATTGTAAGGTGTCGTATGTTCCTGAGGAAGATAAACTCTATATCAACCGTGAGACCTTTGACTGTATCAAGAATAAGATCCTCAAGTGGAACAATAAACAACTTGATCAACCAAATCAGATATATCGTAAGAACAACTTCCTCAATCAAGGTTGGGTGCTTGAAACAGATAAAAAAGAAGAACAATCATATGGTAATATTTTGATGCAGTCTTATGAGAAGTTGAAAAAATTGAAAGAAGAAGCTGCGGGCGTGATGTTGGATGCATACGAACTCCCGGTGGGCGGTTTTCAGAGCCAAAAAGAATATGTTGATGCTTTCCGCCAGAGCCAAAGAGAATATGCTGATGTTTTCTACGAAGAATATCTTGCAAAGACAAAATGAAGCATCTCTCCGGTTACGGTGCGTATATGTTATTCTTGGCCTTGCGAACACACTTTACCAAAGATAACTATGACTTCTTTGTTATGTGTGGCAAGCTACGTGCCAATAAGGATTCATATAACAGAAGAACCGACAGGGCTTTCTTTGAGAAGGTGGCCAGAGATTATGATGCCAAAGAGTTGAGAGACCTATTCATAGCCAACCTTCTACAAGACAAGCACTACATACTGGAGTTCATAGATGAAGAAGCCGACGAGGTCTATACTGCTTATAAAAGACGGAGACAGGCTTTATCATATGTCTGTGCCGATGACATGGACAGAATTTTCAATCAGACTGATATTAAACGGTCGTTCTCTGCCAGTAAGGATCGGTATCCTGACCTTATTACTCTATTCCTGCGTGGTGTCGTATCGATAGAGACGATGGTGATACTGGACGACCTGCTTGGTTTCACCAGCAAGTATGATAAGATATACTACGATGATTCCATATGGCCTAAAATTTCTCGAAAGATAAGTAAGTATAGACCATTCCTAAAGTATGATAAAGTGAAGATGAAAGACATACTGAAAGGTATCGTGAATGAGCAAAGAAAAGAGACAAAAGAGATTCCAGCAGAAAGACCGTCATATAGAGCGGCAGTTTGATATTGCCAAGAGTAATCACCACGGTTACTATAACGACAATAACAAGCACCGCCTACATAAGATGCACGCCATGGACTGCGGCAATCCTCGCTGCTATATGTGTGCTAACCCTCGTCGGACATGGGGTGAAAAGACCATGCCAGAGATAAGATTTGAGTGTTCAGCCGTGGAGCAGACCAATAAGGACTCTATCGGCAAATGGGAATGGGAAGATTTGAATGATCCTGCGGTAGAATGGTGACTAAATAGGTAAGAACACTCTCGCAATGGTTTTCCCTGTGAGGTTTCTATCTTTTAGAAGGAGAAAGGTATGACAAGAGACGATCTAATTGATTCAATGGAAATCATCATCAAGGAACATGCGCCTGCCCAGGCGTCAGAATACATCTATCGCCTATGGATGAACCATAATGACTATGAAATTAAAAAGGGTAAGGTAGTTCATATTACCCTTGGTCTTGATATCTCTGAAAAGTTACCAAGAACCACTTGACAGGGGTGAAAACCCCTGTTATACTACGACCTTACATTATGATACTGTGGATAATACGAACATACATCGAACATACGGAGAAATATAATGAATTTTGCAAACCTCAAGAAACAGTCCAAGGACTTCACCAAGCTACTTAAGAAGGTTGAGGAAGTCAATAAGCCAACCTACGAGAATGCCGATAACACCGACAACTATTGGAAGCCAACACCTGATAAGGCTGGTAACGCATTAGCTGTCATTCGCTTTCTACCAGGTGCCGCTGTGGACGGTGACGATGCACTACCATGGGTTCAGTATTGGGACCATGGTTTTCAGAGCAAAACAACCGGTAAGTGGTACATTGAGAAGTCATTGACTACCCTCGGTCAGGGTGTTAAAGATCCTGTCTCTGAATATAACTCTATGCTATGGAACTCTAACTCTGATGATAACTCACCAGAGCGTAAGCAGGCCCGTGAACAGAAGCGCCGCTTGCATTATGTTTCTAACATCTATGTTGTGAGTGACCCTAAGAATCCTCAGAATGAAGGTAAGGTCTTCCTATTCAAGTATGGTAAGAAAATCTTTGACAAGCTAACAAAGATGATGAACCCAGACCTTGAGTCCGAGGAAGCTATCAATCCTTACTGCCTTTGGAGTGGTGCGAACTTCAAGCTAAAGATGACCCGTCAGAGTGGCTTCCCCAACTATGATGAGTCAACATTCTTGGCACCAGGTCCTCTAACAAAGGACGATGCTGAAATGGAGCAGATTTGGAAGTCAGAGTATTCTCTATCAGAGATTATCGATCCAAAGAACTTCAAGACCTATGATGAACTAAAGCGCCGCTTTGATGATGTTATGGGTATTGCTTCTTCTCGTCCAGCACCTGCCGCTAAGAAGGTAGTTGTCGAGGATGAGGAAGATGTTCCATTCACCGAGTCTAAGCCAGTTGCTAAGAAGGCTCCGGTAGTAGAGGAAGAAGATGAAGATTTGGCCATGTTCCGAGAACTGGCTGACTTAGACGACTAATAGAACGAAAAACTAATAGTGGTTTTATGAGGGGCATTTTGCCCCTCTTTTTTTATCCTAGTTTTGTATTGGTCAATGATGTATAGTTACTGCTGACAATACCTCTAGTATTATCCATAGCACGAGCCAGCGAAGGTGTTGGCTGCATATGTGCTGGTCTATTCTCCATTGGATTCATAGTAATAGGACTTTGCTGCTTCTCAACTGGTGACATGCTTTGTCTATCAGGTTTAGCTGGTGACATTTCTAGCTTTTTGATATAGTTTTCATCCATAATAGATGGTGCAAAATCAACCGAACTTTTATCTACAGGCACATTAGCAGTAGGTGACTTTAGCTTTCTCATTCTATCAAATACCTGTGTGGTATTCTCACCTTCTGTTATTGGCTTGGCCTGTGCAGGTTCAGGACCGAGCAAGTCTCTAAATGGCTTGGTGATCTTAGCGGTCATTGATTCCTTTGGTGGTGCTGTTTCGACCTTAGGTGCTGGTTTAGCTAGTGCCAAAACATCCTTCTTTTCCTGCGAATAACGCTCCGAGAACTTATGCTTGGTATACTTTTCTCTAGCAGCATACAGAGCATTGATCTGATCCTCGATGGCTGAACCAGCGGCGCTTTTGACCTTTGATACAATTCTCTTGGCGCCACCATGCTGAACACCCATACTAAACAAGGCTTCTTTCATAGCAGGATGTTCTGTATTAAATCCTAGTTTCTTGGCATGTTGCTCTAGTGGATCATAGAGTGTTTTCTTAATGTATTCATGTTGTGACTTGGCAAAGGCCTCTGGGTCACTTACCGCAACTCTCTTATATGCCTCATTGAATGGTCTGCTTCCTGGTCTCATGCCTTGGAAATGATGAGCGAATTGCTTTCCTTCTTCTGACTTAAGATAGGCAGACATCATACCTGTTTTGGTTGATAGCTGGTGTTCTCCGTATGATACACCACCTTTATCACCCTTACCAGATGAAATAGTATGAACACCACGGGCACCTGACTCATATGGTCTAGATGCTGAACCCAATTCTTCACCACCAAGACCTTCGCCTCGACCAGTGATCATGCTGATAAAGCCCATAATCTCACCGATCTGTCCAGTGTGTGTCTTTACCACATCTGATATCTGTGCGGTTGAGGCATATCTTGTGGCTTGCTGTTGATCAAAGTTAGTTTGGTTCTGACTTGTTTCATCTTTCTTAAACTCTACAGAACCAGTACCAGTGCCGGCACCGCCTTGAGTGCCACCTTTATCAAGAGCCTCAATGTTGCTCATAATTCTCTTTTTCTGTTCATCGTCAACTAGATTAGCACCCATCTGTAAGGCTTCTTTTGACTGTTCATCATGTATTCTGCCGTTAGACTGAACCAATCCGAACTTAACTGATCCGCCCATGGCGCCGCCGCTATATTCGTCCTTATTGACTTGACGGACACGAGGCTTCTGTCCTTTAAACTGCTCTAGCAATAGGAAATTACCTGACTCGTCTGGTGCCGTCATAGCAACACCAGTGTGGTATCCAGCGCCCATCCTATCGCCACCAGGTAGGTTGTAACGAGTGGTAGCTACTACCACACCAGGCTTAATCGGACCCTCTACAATCGTCCATCCTCCTGTTCTACCAAGGTCAGGATTAATTCCCTTAGATAGAGTGGCGCACTGTTCATCGTTCTTGGAATCGTATAGTGACTTGTCTTTAGGAACTACGAAGCCATTGGCATTCATTTCATAGTTTCCACCTGGTGTTTGACCACCACTTGGCTCACCAGCTTTGCCCATCATAGCGTCAGAATAACCACCAGCCGTATGTGATCTATACATAGCTGTGGTTTCTGTATTGGCTGGTCGTTCAAAGTCTTTGGTGAATCCGATAGAAGCGTCAGAAGGATTGGCGAAGTTACGTGATAGATATGTTTTCATATCACCTTCTGTCATAGCAAAGTCAATCTGCTTCTTCCAGTTTGTTTGCCAACCTTCACCAACATATTGCTTCATAGCCGAGAAACGAGAAGCATGGTGCTGAAATAGACCACCAGAGGTACCACCGTCACCGATAGCACCAGAGTTAAAGTTGGACTCATATTTCATATTGTTGACGATACCAGCGGCATGAACATGGTCGATGCCTTTTGAACGGATATAATCGTATATCTCTCTGGCTTTGACTACGTTGGTGACCTTCTCTGAAGATGATACTGAAGCACCAGATGATGTGGTCGCCTCGCCTTCCACTACACCGCCAGCTTTCTTCTTAGCAAGGGCATCATAGAAGCCTTTAACGTCTGGCATACCTTTTAGATAATATTTTGGGAATAGTTCAGCAAACTCTACAGGCGTTAGCATTGTGAAAGGAGAAGCCGCACCTAGTTTCTGCTGGTCACGTAGCATACCAAAGCGTTTGGCTGGAGCCATTGCCTTCAGTTTAGAGAATATATTCTGACTTTGATTATCTATATTGAATGCCATTATCTTCTTCTTTTTCTGCTAAGTTGCGACATCATATTGCTGTATTCGTTTTCTTGCTGCTTGGCCAGATCGTCTTGTTCTTGAACCCATGCATTGAGCATATCAACATAGATATGTTTTTCCCATGGCATCATACCTTCAACGTCACCTAAACTCCATCTATGATGGTGCATCAGATTAAAGTTTGACTTAAGCACATTTGCCAGTGAGTCATGACCCATTATCAGATAAAAAAATCAAAGAAATCTGTATACCTCACCTTATGCTCAAAACCACACTTATTACATTTGCTTTCGATCTTGGCAGCCACCGTAGGAAATCTATCTACATAGGCTTCTAGCTTCTTATAGTTTTCTTCGGTGAGACCTTCAACAAACTCTTTTAATTCTTCCGTTGTGTAGTCTTTATATGAGTGCATACCACTCTTGTCGTATATGTAATCGATAGAACTGACCACGATATGGGTCTTTTTGTCAATCTCTGGTAGTTCCTCGATCTTTCTCATAATACCATAGTTTGGGTATCTCATTCGGACACCAGACGCAGGACCTAGCTTGATATCATCCTGCACACCATCGTATTTGATTAGTTCAACATTGGAGATATCCATATCAGCAAGAAACTCATTACCGCATACTTGTTCATTCTCCAATACATTATTACAGGTGAGTTTGACCGCTACCGTTTCACCTACCGACTTGGCTCTTAGAAAGATAAAGAGATAGTCGATATCAAAGAACGGCAATTTATCAACGTCAATGTCACCATCAAGGATACAGTTGTTAATGACCTGCTTTACCGTTGTTATGATATCAGATGGTACCTTTGACTCAACGGCAATCAATATTAGCTTTTCTTCTTTAACCGTGAAAGGTCTAACTCTAATAGCCTTTCCACTGGATGGTACAACAAAGTCATACGCAGGTAGTTCAATCTTAGGCAATGCCATAATATATCTCCATTATTATGTAAGTAGTGTTGGTCTATCCCAATTCTTATAGGTGAATGTTACTTGTAATCTCAATACATCTTGCTCGGCCCAGTTTACAGGCTGTGCATTGACAACCAGTGGCCATGCTCTCAATAGTCTCCAGTGATATGAGATATGTGGTGTCCATGTGGCACCAGTTAGTGGTATGACTGACAGTGGACCGAGAGGTGATGGATCCGCATATTCTGAATATTGAAATATGTTAATCTCAGAGAAATACTCATTTGGATAGCTATAGTTAAAGTTATTAACTGGGTTGATAAAGTCCATCCAATCGTCAAAGAACCTACGTTCACGAGAGTCCGAACGGCATAGAAACGATAATGTTATTGGCTGATATTCCGTATTTGTTGGGAATACCTGTGATGGACCATAGTAACGAGCCTGTGCCACCGAGAAGCTACGGCCTGGTAACTCTGCCGTATCGCAAAGCATATGAAGGTCTGGCACCAATGCTCTTGATTTAATAGCGGCTGGTGGTGTAATTGATACAGCAAAACGGGAGCCTCTTGTTAGAGAGCCGCCCATGTCTAGCGAGCCTAGAAAGGCCAGCATATTCATAAATTTTGGTCCGACTTGTCCTACTTGTTGAACTGGCATATTAGTATCCGTTGTCTACGTCTGCTTGACTGATTACACGCATTTCCTGGAAGACTAGTGATAGGAATGCCTGTGTTGGGCTACCGTCTTTAAATGCGCTGAACTCATTCTGTTGTGAATAGTTAACATCAACTCTTTTGAGAACACACTTAGCTATTCTAGGTAGGTATGGGTTCTCTTTAACCTGACCGTCTACCACATGTCTAAACTTGATATCGAACTCGGCTGGTGGTACGAACCAGAAGCCTGTTCTAAACTGTTCTGATAATATTGCACCAATATCACCAGGCAAGAAGTTCTGTAAATCTTGCTGCTGTTGTGAGGTGAGTGTGCCTGTAATTTCTGGTGCGGAGAACTTTCTTAGTATCTTGATAATGGCATGCATTTCACGCTGTTCTTCTTTTGACTGTGGAGCCATAAAGTAATCGAATTGGAATGATCTTAGATCGGAGTTGGCATATAGAACATCGACTTTAGGATTGATAACACCTTGACCAG